AGATCGGAGCATAGATGTCTGTCACAACTGCTGCAATCAGCAGGAGCAATCTTATGTAAGCAATGGGTTGCCCTGGTTGATGAAGCAATAACAGACGCAGGACTTGATGCCTATATCGTGGGTTGGATACACGATGAGGTACAGATTGCCTGTCGCAACGAAGAGGTAGCAAAGCATGTCGGTAATATCACTGGAAGAATGGCGAAAGAAGCAGGAGAGACTTTCCACATCAGACTCCCAATCGAAGCAGACTACTCCGTGGGACGAACTTGGAGCGACACCCACTGAGGGTGGTGACCCCAATAGTGACCTGGAGTTACTAATAGCATTCTGGATTGTCCTGGATAGGGCAGCCAGAGATCCTTTCACAGTCAAATCTAACTTCGCTAGAAAAGGTGCCTGGTACATCGCTGTATGTGCTAGTCGTGGCTTTATCACTACAGAAGCTGATTACGAAGTGTTCAGCAACCTGTGGATGATTACTGAAGAAGGCATAGAGTTTATGGAGAATCTTGATGAACGTATTACAGAACTTATGTAACGACAAGACCACGCTGCTCATCGATGGTGACATCTATCTATACCAGGCATGTTCTGCTTGTGAAGAAGAGGTTCACTGGGGTGATGACATATGGTCTTTACACTGCGATCTAAAGCAAGCCAAGAAGATGTTTGCATCCAGGATAGAAAAGTTCAAAGAGCGATTAGGCAGCCAAGAGATACTCATATGTTTAACCGAAGGCTCTAACTTCAGAAAGACTGTGCTGCATGACTACAAAGGCAACCGAAAGAAGACCAGGAAGCCAGTAGGCTATGTTGCCCTGGTCCAATGGTGTAAGGACAACTACCCATGTCACTGGTGGGACACCCTAGAAGCTGATGATGTCATGGGTATCCTCCAGTCTGCCAAGGTCAAGCCAACAGTCATCGTGAGTGATGACAAAGACATGAAGACTATACCAGGGAAACTCTATAGGCCAATGGCTGATGAGCTGCTGCAGATTAAAGACCTGGAAGCAGACCACTGGTTCTACATGCAATGTCTTATGGGTGATGCAACCGATGGTTACTCAGGCTGCCCCAGGATCGGTCCTAAGACCGCTGAGAAGATCCTAGGCAATCACCCTAGTTGGGAGTTAGTAGCTGCCACATACATCAAGGCAGGCCTTACCAGGGAAGATGCAATAGTACAAAGCAGATGTGCCAGGATACTTAGATGGTGTGACTGGGATGCAGAGAACGAAGTCATAAAGATGTGGGAGCCAGGACGATGATAGTTGAAAGACAATCAAAGATTACTGGTGCTCTACATAAGAGAGACATCGATGTCACTGTTGAGCAGCTTAGACGTTGGGAGGCAGGTGAACTAATCCAGGACGTATGTCCACACCTGTCTGCCATAGATCGTGAGTTCATCATGACTGGTATCACAGAGCAAGAGTGGCAGCTGATGTCTCAATGTGAGAGCTGCCATGTCTAAGTTCATAGATGACCTGGACCTGGTCCTAAAGATTGATGGTCATGACAATGCATGTATCGGACACACAGTCAACGAAGGTAATACACGCCTAGTCTATTGCATGGACAAGATAATTGAGAACCTGGTCGAAGAGAGCCTGATGGACCTGCTAGAAGCTGAGGAATACTTCTACTTCAACATAGCAGGTGCCTATGTCGGTGAGCAGACACCAGTAATCATTAACCTGGACCTAGGTGAACACCTACAGATATTACAGGAAGAAAGTGATGGGAGTAGTTAGACAATTTAAGTACGAGGGAGAAGACCCTCGGTTTGAGTACGGTAAGTTTTATACCTACAGAGATATAGCTGACATAACTGGACTAGGATACAACACGATTAGGAACAGGTTGTACAAGGACCAGGTACTTACAGATAGAGCCATATATGACCATAAGAGCGTCAATAAGGCCGAGAGAAGGACACAAGCATGGCCAAGGCTAGAGACTAAGGCTGACTATATGTCCCAGGAGAGACTAAGGAGACCGCTGCTATGAGTATAGATGATGCAACACCAGAAGACTGGGATAGACTCCGGGATAAGTACCCGGCAATGATGAAGAAGTATGAAGACCTGGTACAGGATGAGACTAGTAAAGACAATGTAAATAGTCCTAGCCATTACACCCAGGGAAAGATCGAGTGTATCGATGCGATACAAGAAAGCATGTCCACAGAAGCCTTCCTTGGCTACTGTAAGGGCAATACTATCAAGTATCTTTGGAGGTCTGGGTTGAAGAACGAAAGCCCCTCAGAAGACCTCCTGAAGGCACGTTGGTATCTCGAGAAGTGGATCGACAATCTTGGTAAGCAATGAATGCTAGCATCATGATAGTGAAGCCAAGCACATAGTACATAGGTTAGTTCCTGTAATGGTTGGTGGGTTGAGGCGATATGATAAAGACCCATTGACCAGGAGTAGAATGACTTATGGCTATATAGTATATTTACTTATGTAATACTAAAGTATTAGTACATATAGTTTAGATCTTTAGACCTAATACGTGTGTATTATGTGTGATGTCTCACTAAGACAGTGGGAATGGAGATACCAAGGGGCAGCAGGAGCATCCATAGGTAGTAGCAACTAGGCTACTGTGGATTGCTCCCTGCTATCCCCTTGATACCTAATGACTTTATACTCCTCCCTTAATATAAATACAAGTAAATCGACATACAAACCTATGACCAAATGACAACATTGTCACGAAACCCTTGTAACTACTGCCCTAGAATGGTGCACACCTGTTATGGGTTATAGTAGTACTTATGCCTCCTAGTAGACCCCGGATAAACCTAGGTAATACAAAGGTCACAGTTTTGTCCACCCTTTAGAGATATACCCTGGTTGCTGACGACACATCACTAGTACAACTTGTATTAGATGTCGTTGGTATCGAAAGTACCCGGGAATAATCTGTCCTCATTAGTTATCCCAAGTAACATTAGTACCCATGTCTCCCTCAACTGGTTACTGATGTTACCTGGGTTTAACTATTGTCACTACAGTGCATAGGTATCATTGGTGCTCTGTGTCGTTGTGTCCTGGGTTCGCCCTGGGTGATTACAACCACAGCATTAATCCCTATTTGCACACAAGAATATAGACCTCACATCAACAAATTTCACATGGCTGCCACCTGGATGACTAAAGGTCAATCGATAACATATCGACTGACGTAGTGAATCCAGTGTCTATGCGGTCTGTAGGCAAATGTCCTGGTAAAACAGGGACTCCTACCCAGGAAAATGACCCCCAATGGGTCCAATGTCTAATGGTTTCAAAAAACCGTTAAACCCTCGATGTTGTTGTTGTTGTTGTCTGACCTTTTCAATGAGCTCCCCCAGGAAACCAAAGATGCCTTTAGAACCTGCTACTTACATAAATAATCTTGACACGTCTAATCCACAAGAGACCGATCCGCTATCGCAGACTGACGATCACCTCAAGCTCATTAAGACTACTATCAAAGCAACCTTTCCGTCTATCATAGGTCGAGTAGAAGCATCACACGCTGAGCTAAATAAACTCGATGGGTGTACCTCTAGCACAGCCGAGTTGAACATCTTGACTGGGTGTACATCTACTACTACTGAGATGAATGTCTTAACTGGTATAACCCCTACTACTGATGAGCTTAACAAGCTATCAGGGCTCACCTCTGATGCAGCTGATCTCAATAAAATTGATGGACTGACAGCTGAAGCCTCTGAGCTAAATGTCTTAGACGGAATAACTAATGTCACTACAGATGAAATAAATAGACTAGAGGGTGTCACTAGTAGTATTCAGACACAGATCGATGGTAAACAAGACCCGGTGGTAGCAGGTGATGGTATTGTTGTAAGTGGTAACACTATCAGCTCATTTGGATGTCCTTATGCTGTTGTTATTGATAGTAAGGTTGCAGGACTTGGGCATCAACTTAGCCCTACGCGGCATAACTGCCAAGTAGATACCATTATCCATTCTATGGACTCAGCTGTTACTGAAAACAATGACACTGTTTATTTACCTGCAGGTACTTATTACTTTGAAGGTATGGCCCATGCCTACAACCCTAGCGGTAGTAGCACTAACGGTGATGTCAGAGTTGGTCTATACACTGATGGTGGTACATTTATAGCGCATGAAGGTGTTGGTTATCTGGGTGAAAGAGACGGCAGAGAGTTTACTTGTATGGGTAAGTTCACCACTGATGGTGATAGGTTTAGACTTAGAATCCGTGCCTCTACTGGGGGCACTTCATATTATGGCAGACAAGGTCACACAGGAATCGCTTCCTACATAAAGTTCTGGAAGATTGTCTAACTAATAGTACTAACTGCTAACACAGGATCATTAATATGCCTCAGACACTACCCATACGTGATTTAGGTGCTGCAGGTGTAGTGACTGACATAGAGCCTAGCAGCATGCCTGTACAAGTGTTTACCCGGGGTAAGAATGTAAGGTTTGATAATGGTGGTGTGGTCCGGGGACCAGTGTTCCGTAAGGTACGCAGTGACCTGTTGACCCATGATGCCACTCTTCCTAGCGGTGTTACTCTGAATACTACTCCTGCATTTATCCCTAAGCATGTTGCCTGTGTATCCACAGCCAGTGGTTACAACACGATCTATATCATATCTAAGAACTTCCAGTTTAAGACATACATTAACAATACGTTGACCTACATAACATCTTCACAAACAGGTAATGGTGCATCTGATACTCCTTTTTGTTCTACACAGCTAGCAGATCATCTATACATCAATAGAAAAGACACCCGGCCTATAGTCACATCAACGACCACTGTAGCACCCTCTATGCTAGCTAACTTTGAGTCTACCAATGGTGCACAAGACTGGCGTTGTTCGTCTTTACGTGCCTATGGTGACTTCCTGATTGCAATGAATATGTCAGAAGGATCTAGTGATTACCATACAAGAGTTAGGTTCTCTGATCTTACTGCTGCAGGGCAAGTACCTGGTTCCTGGGATGCATCTGACCCTACCACGTCTGCAGGTTTTATTGACCTGGTAGACATGGGGACCCCTATTGTTGATGGTCTACCCCTGGGTAACAAGTTTATTATCTACAGTAGCGATGAGACCTACATGATGGACTTTGTAGGTGGTACGTTCATTATGAACACCCGGAAGCTATTTGATGACGCAGGTATCGTTAACCTTAACTGTGTTGT